TTAAAGAATTCATACATAACATGTAGGCTCTTTTATACCGACATGTAGGTGTGGTTGTTTCGGCCACCACATCAACACTTGAACCGCATACACAGGCGGAACGACCTAAAAAATTTAAATTGAAAAACCATTTTTAAGACTTGAAAGATGGCTTATTCTTTCAAGAATCCGAGTTTTCATACTCGTAAGACTCTGAGGCCTTATTGAATCTTTGAACTAACATATCATATGTTGGTAATGTAGATTCATTAACATAGAACGTATAAGGTTCACGCTCCAATACCTGTTTAAACTTCATATGTTGCTTCTCAAATTTTTCCTTACCATGGAAAAAATATTCAGAATTAGCACTACTAATAACATCAACCATCTGTTTATATTTATCTATAGTCTTAGAAGGTACCCACATAGTTAATGATTTAATAATTGAAGTCTCATCTAAAGGAGCCATCCAATTCTTAACATCATCACTCCAACGCCATTCTCTTTTCAAGAATGAAACATCTGAAATATTAATAAAAGGTACACTTTCAGATTCCTTATCTGCCATAGTATACTCAACACCTATCAATTGAAGTTGATTTTGAATAGCAGTATGGTTAAACCACGCAGCTGATGGGTTTACTCCCATAATATTATCATCTCCATAAGTAAACAAACGCACGTTCCGTTTAAAAGATGATACTTCTCTATTTGGATTTAATGAAATATAACAATATCTCATATACAACGAATTTACTAATGAATTAATTATTACAGTCAATGGGTGACCTGATGGATTAGTTCCAAAAAATTCCACTAAATCACCATTAACGTTTGTAACAGGAAAAGCAGTATCTTCACCAATACACATAATAGTACGACATTGCTCTTCTGTAAAACCAGCTGCTTTATGAACATTCACAATTATTTCATATGCAGCTAAAATAAAATCTGCAATCATTCGTTTATCAAATTTACCATAATCACCAGCAACAATCTGATTTGTGCCAAAATGAGTTAAATAATCATAAATCATGCCCCACTCAGCTGATTGAGTGACAGTACCAGGACCAGCCTCAAAAACAAATTTATTCTTTTGTAATAATCGAATGAAAGATAAA